GGATTGCAATGTGCGTTTGTCCATCATTCGATTGTGATAAATTTCTTCGTCACGCTCTATATTTTTCATCTAGCTTTACCCTCCTAAGTAGAACAATTCTTCGGGTTACATTTAGCAGCAACCACACGTTACAGGGTATAGGTTTGTTTATACCTATACCCCTATGTAATAGGGAGAAAAACCCAAACATTAAACCTTGAGCCTTTTCAATGACTTAACACCCCTATTTTACTTTGTTTGTGCTATCATTGCAAACCCAAACCAAAACCTCTTAACCCATTGATACATAACAACTTTATGAACTTTGGGGTACCAACTTTGGGTTTATAAACTTCTAAACCCAAACAAGAACGTATCAAGAACACGCCTATTTTCCCTTCCATGTAAGATAAACCCCCGAAGCCATTAAAACTGCCCCAATCATCAGCAATCCGATATGAAACCAGAACGCTTGAAAGTCATGAACCATAGGTTCAACACCTGACATCAGCAGCACAAGTATGAACCCTGCGCCAGTCACATAATTTCCTGTTTTAAATCCCATCTTTTTGTTCCTTTCCATCGCTAATAAATAAAAATCCAGGATCGTTGCCCTCTGGGTCACGACTAACTTCAATAACCAAAGACTTCCGCTTTGGGTGAGATAACCCGAATGTAGGGTAGCCATCATCGCTCATCCAGAACTTTGCAATTTTGTATCCTTCCAACTGACCATAGTAGTCTTGCCAGTATTCATCACTTCCATGTCTTTTATAATTAGTCATTTTATGCCCCTCAGTAAAAAAGCTATTACATCAACTGTAAAGCCGTTGCCCAACATCCTGTATCTTTGTGTATTCGACACATGGTTGGTGTAGTTGTCTGGAACGGTCTGCAACCGCTCACACTCAATTGGAGTTAGTTTGCGCCATTTAAGACCATCCGTAACAAAATTATTATTCTGCCATGATGAACTTGTCATAGACGGAACTTTACCATCTTCTGCCCTTACACCGCCTTTATTAGCACCACGAGCAATCTGTAATATCTTAGGCTCCAGATTGCCACCACTAGCCGCTGCAAGTGTTGGTGCCTTGCCATCTGGGTGATATACACGCCTGTTATAGCCATGACCTTTAATGTCTGCTTCACCCACCATTTGCAATCCTGTTTGTTTTGGGTCGTTAAAATCAAACACCAACTGCCGCCTGTGCTTTTCAAAGTACGATTTTAAATTGCCGCCCTTGAAGTAATTAGCATCCACGCAATGCGCTTTATCGCGGTCTGTGAAGCCATCTTCCAATATGTCCTTTAGGTATATGTGTTTATTTTCTGGCAACGACCTGACGGGAATATTTGTCCAGTACAGTCTTCGCCTGTTTTGCGCGCTGACAATATTGGAATTAATATCCACGGGTTTACACCCTAATTGTTCGCTTATGACATCTTGGAACTCCTGCTTCATATTGACGTTTTCAAGCAGGAAATACTTCGGTTTGCATTCTTTCAGAACACGAACAAATTCAAAGAACAATTTGCTGCGCGGGTCATTAAACGCCAATTGGCCTCCTGCAAATGAAAATCCTTGGCACGGACTGCCGCCGATCAATAGATCAACTGCTGGCAGATCACCTGCTGTAATCTTCGTTACATCGCCCAGATGGACTGTATCTGGGTAGTTAGCCTTGGCAACTGTGATTGCGTATTTATCAACCTCGCTGGCAAAGTAACTGGTGATGGGTAGGCCAGCCCTATTAAGAGCCAGCCTTGCACACGACATCCCATCGAACAAACTAAGTACATTCATTTAAAACCCCACCCTCTCCCATATGTCTTTCTGACGTTGCTTCCAGCCATAGCTGTCCATTGCTCCACGCATGATCCGCTCTGCGGTATCAGTCCAGACCAAAGCATTCTTCTTTGCCCAAATCCAAGCGTACAACTCTTGAGTTAAATTAGTTATGCCCCTGCCCTGACGATTGCCCACGATATGCCCAATTTCATGCAAGGCAGATACATAGTATCCAGTGTTTTTGGTGGGACGAATTTGTATCTCACGAGGATTGTGTCTTGCCCAATATCTAGGCTCAGACTCATCTAGGCTTTGATAATGAACCCTAATCTTGTGCCGTGCCGCTAATTCCATAACGTGCAAGGCCATTTCAATACGTTTAACTGTCATTGCTCTAACCTCAACCATTTTGCTTTAATTAACATTGACTGCGCTTCCTGTAATCCGCCAGCCGCGCCAAGTAACAACTCAACCTCTTGATCTGTGGCATCGCTGGTAACTAGGCTATGCACAGCGTTGATCGTTTGATTAAGCAACGCTTGAACTTCCAAGTAATCTGTTGATCTACTCATCGTCATTATCCTCAAGAATATGACTAAGCTTTGAGTTCATTGCGCTCAACAACAAATGTGTTGCTAGCTCTGTAGATGGAGCGGTTGAGTAAACCATATCAGCAACTATATGAGCCGTGATATTTGATACATCAAAAGGAGTAGCCCCCTTTAACTCAATTTCTTTGATCCATTCCAAGAAGCTGTCGTGAATATCTTCGTCATTCATCTTATCCATATTGCCCTCCATTGATAGTGCCTGATAACAGATATAAGAAGTGTTTGCATACTTGTCAACAAAAAAAATCAAACTTTTATAGAATTAACTAAAGCTGTTTCAATGTTGCTCAACATTCTCATGTTTTTAGCGTCAAGTGGACTGTAAGTATCAATGACGCTTCCTGTTGGGTCTACACTGCCAACATACTCTGTAAAAACTGTACTTAATAACAAGTTGATTTGTTCGTCAGTCAGTATAACTATATTTTTCTTAGCCATAATCTCTCTCCCTTCTAAATAAAATATAACATAAGATTTTTAAAAGTTGATCTGGCGGGACGAAAAAAAATATCAATAATGGTTAATTAAGGTTAATTAGCCGTTATTTATATATCTTCTAAAGCGCTTCTTGATGGTATGTGAGTTACGCTTGTTTTAATTGCGCCATCTCGATCAATGTCATCAGGTACATTGTCGGCAAACGCATCGTTAGGAAGATTTTTTGTTGCTTCGTCCCAAGCACGTTTAGAAGCTTCGATATAATCACGATGGGATTTGTCCATAGCATGCACGGAAACAGAGCGACCTTTTCGCGCACCGCTACAAGTTTTAGTAAGATCTTTTCCCTGGTAAATTGTTCGGTTTTTCTCAGACATCTTGACACTCCGCTGCACATGCAAGATAACCGCATCCATCAATATAATTATCCTCATGCGCTGAATTGCTTTTAATACGAGCAATTTTCAGCAGACTCATCAACACACCTACATCTGCTGGGCTGACTTCGATACCCAAATGAATTGACCAGTAACGAGCAATTGTTCTGAAATTATCCTCCATAGCCCCGTGGTCTGCTGCTCTGTCTTTCGTTACATACTTCTTTGCTGTGTCCAGTACTTCCGCCCTTTTCATTTTTTATGCTCCCTGCATTGCCAAGTCTTCCCGTCATCACTGCTGTGCCAAGCCCAGTTGCTGCCACAATACGAACAAATGTTCTCCTTCGGCCCGGTGCTGCGCCGTTTCTCCGGGGATTTTTTGTTTTCTGACATCTCTTTCAGACGCTTTTTGCGCCACGGATCTGCATATTCCCCATAATCAGCCCACAAGTCCGACATTTTATCTGCTCCTGATCATTTATTTTTGCTAAATAAGCCTCACAGCGAGGGCAAAGTTCGTTCTGTATTCTCTTTTCTAAAGTGCCATTTCCTTCTTCAATCATATGTTATCCCGCCCAGTATCTGCATATTCCCCGAACAAATCATTAATCTCAGACATTATTTCTCCAATTTTAAAACAAACTCAATTGCTCTGGCTCACGCATAATTAATTCAATATCTTTGTGCATAATCTCAGTAAACTCAATGTCACAAAAGTTTCCGCAATCTGGCATTACAAACTTTTGTTGTATTCCTTCTTGCTCATTTAACTCATCAAGGAAAACACCACGAATACAAGAATTACCAACTTCACGTTCTGCCGCAGCCATGCGATCAAATTGTTCGGGAAAATCTTTGCGTATTTTGTTCCAGTATCCCTTTCCGCCCTTTACGCATCCGATGCAGTTGTTATTGCCATAGCCTAACTTGTACATAGTCGGGCGTTCAATGCCAGCTTGTTCAAGGTAAAACAAACACTCTGGCTTAGTTAGCTTCTTTTCGATTAGCGGGAAGATAGGCTTGGCATCTGGGTATTGTTCCTTAAAGCGGATGGCGCGATTAACCTCCTTCTTGGAATACTCAAATCCAAACACCTGTGCGTCATAATCCATTTCTTTTTCTAAACGCTGCCGAACCCATTTCTTCAACACTAAAGTACACCGCGCACCTCCGGGGCCATTAACATACTTATCCTTAGTAATGACCTCAAACTGATTGCTGTGCTTATGGGACTTAGTGACCATAATATCCCGCTCATACCATTCTTCACACTCGCGAATAAATCGCTCGTTGTCATGATGCGCTGTGTCTATATGAA